TCGTTCTCTCAACTCATTCAACGTAGCAAAATAATGTTCGTAATCTGTAGTAGATTCCATTGTAATCCTCACTTATAAAAGATATGATTGTTAATAACAACAGTAGGAGTTAACTCATCAGACCAATATGGTTTGTCAATATAATTAGCATGATACCACAATGATCCTTCAGTTATATCCATGTCATCAAAGTTAATTAATCTGAAAGCTAAGATAATACTTTCCATCCAAGTTTCAGAATCTGTAGGTACATCTGACTTACCATCACAGTACCAACTAAACTGACATTTATGTCTTGTTTCACCTCCTTGATATACAACTTCACAAATGGTATGCGGAAACATACCATGATTTTTTCTATTAATAGTAACCTGACCTACAGCAATACGACCTGCTAATGGCTGATTACCTGCTTCAAAATAAATATTCTTAGCTAGACAATGAGCTTCACTATCTTTATCATAAGCCTTTGCAGTATTGCAAGTAACCAACAACAACAAAGATAGTAAGATCAACATAGCTATGTTATATTTAAAATCCTTTTTCATCTTCAGATCTCTCTTTCAAAAATAAATCAAACTTATCTTTAGTATGCCTGAGATTAGATACAAGCTTATGAGCATTAGCTTCATTCAAAGCTTCCAAACATGCTTCAAAGATATCATCAGGATCAAAGTCTAGATCTTTAGCTAGATCTATTCCTTTGTTCTTTACAAATTGTTGATCCCAATCAAATCCATGCACTACATCTACATAATGACTTAGTTTATCTGACATATCAATTCTCCAATTTTCTGTAAGCTTCATACTCAATCTTATCACTAAACTCTAACCAAGGATAACTATTTTCCATAGTAAAGAAATAACTTAGCATATGACTTTGATAATATGTTGTAGGTTCTCTCCAAGTATCACCAGAATCACTAACAGTATTATAATACAATCCTAAAGCAAATCCTTCTTTCTTTACTTCATAAAACTCATAACCTCTAGGGTTTTGAACCATCTCATGCAAAGTTTTAAATAAATCAAGTTCTGTTTCTGCCATAACAATAAACCTGTGATTATCAAGTTCATTATATTTATTTGGCCTGACAATATATGGTTTCATATATGCATCTCCTTTTCTCTAAGCTCTCTAAGCTTTTGTTTTCTTTTGAAATTCATCTTATCTAAGAAACGCTGATATCTTTTCTTACTTTTGAAAGCTACAAAGTTTCTCTTGGCTCTTTTACTACTCATTATATATTCCTCATACAGTTTCGAGTTTTCCCGCACAGAAAAGGGAAAACAAAGAAACATCCAACAAAACCTTACTTAGGTTGGTTAATAAAAAAAAGCAAGGCTACCCATCTTACTGGATAACCTTGCTAATTGTCTAGCTTGACTAGCTAGTAGTAGCAGCTAGGGATTCTAGCATTGCTTTCTTTGATGAACCTTTCTTGTTAAGCTT